AGATAAATCGAGGCGAAACAACCTCAAACATTTAAGGCGGAGCCGTAAGCAAATCTATCACAATGACAGTCGATATAAAGAGATTTAGTTAAAAATTCTTCACAATCCATCTCTTTTTAACGTCATAGTCTAAAGGGTTCAAACATGATGAAAAGATAGTGAATACTAAGCAAATACTGAGTAAAATATGGGCATAAAAAAACCGGCTTTCGCCGGTTCTGATAGTCATGCCGCTGCAGGGTCATCGCACTTCGGCAGCCAGTCGGTGCTGCTTTCTTCCGTCAGGTCCAGGTTGGTCTGCACCCCCAGCTTTGTCCGCCGCTTCATGTAGTGCTGTCCGTATTCCCGCATGATGCTTTCCAGTGACAGGCCGAACATCTTCATGCTGAGCGGATTCCTGTAGCCGTTGGCTTCCATATAGGCCAGATAGGCATGGTAGAGGTATCGTCTGGGTTGAAGCGGCCTTATGCTGGCGTTCCCCATGTAGAGCGCGTTTGGCTCCGGTGTAGTGAACAGGTAGCCGCAGAAGTCCACCATCGGATCTGCGTCGCGCTTGATGCGCATGGCTTCGTCGGAGTTTTGCTGCGACTGAAGCAGCGACCGGGCCTGCTGTGGCTGGCTGAACTGCTGCATCAGCTGGCGCACGATAACGGCCAGCTCACCGCTGATTTTTTCCTTCAGCTGCGGGTCACGCTCGTCTGCCGGGATGATTTCCGGGAAGTGGAGTATCACCCGGCGGCGCGACACGCCCCCGCTGCGGTCGGTGAAGCGCATCGGGTTGTTGTTCACCGCCAGAATCACCGCCGGAATGTGGGTTGAGTAGGCATCGCGGTACTTCGGGTCAACGGATACCGCATCGCCGCCGGTAATCGCCTTGATGCCCGCGCCGTCGCCGCTCCACTTTTCCTGGTCGGGCAGGATAATCAGCGAATACCCAATCACCGCCGCACGTTCGCGCGACGACTCCAGCGTTTCGATAGTTGCTGAAGTGGTGTTGTCCATTCCGGCCAGCATGGTGGCGATTTCCGCCATGATGCTCTTGCCGCTGCCGCCGGGACCGGTGACCTCCAGAAACAGCTGCCAGTCGTAGCGGTTCGCCAGCACCATAAACAGCGCGGCCAGAATGATGTCGCGTTTGGCCGGGTCACGTCCGGCGGCGCGGTCGAGCCACTGCCAGAAGTGCGGCGCATGGTCCGCCAGCGTTTCGCCCTGAACGGGCTTCGTGTAGTCCACCTCGCTGACCGTGCGCAGCCAGAAGTCTTTACTGTGCGGGCTGAAGCCGCCGGTGCGGGTGTCCAGTACGCCGTTACGAAAGCCAATCAGGCGGCGTGCCGGGTCGGCCTGCTGCGGCAGCATCAGCTTCAGCGTGTCCACCACGCCCGAAATCTTGCCCGCTGAGAACGGCGCGCGCAGGCGCTGAAACAGTTTTGCCACGTCGCGCTCGAACTGCTTCCCGGAAATCACCTTCCACGCGCCGGAACGGTAGCGCGACAGAATTTCCCCGCTGGCGTCAACGGCCAGCGCGCTCCGGTAGTGCTCCGCCACCCGCTCCGCCTTTTCGCTGGCGCTCATGGCTGAAAATTCCGCCTCGCTCATCACGTCGAACGGACTGGCGGCGGGCGGTATGGCGGCTTCGGCCAGCGCCCGCCGGGTGCTTTCCTCACCGTGCTGCATGAAGGCGTCATTCCAGTCGCCGAACACCGGTGGCAGAGCCACGGCGGCGCGGCTGGCTTCGGCGGCCTGCTTAGCCTTTGCCTGACCGTCGCCGTTCAGGTCGCGGTCGGCGGCAATCAGCAGCGGCAGCGCGGCGTACTTTTCACGGGCAAGGCCAGCCAGAGAAAGGAGGTTAACGGACGACAGGGCAATCCACACCTCATCCCCGGTCAGGTTGTGCACCGTCAGGCCGGTAGCGTAGCCCTCAGTCAGCCAGATGCGCGCTGCCGGTTTACCGGTGCTGAGAACGTGGCACGCGCCTTTTACCTGTCCGCCCTTCAGCGTGCGCTTTTCACCCGCGGCGTTAATCAGCTGCACGTTCACCAGCTGGCCGCCTGTATCGTGCAGGGGAACGAGCAGGTCACCGGCACGATAGGCCGTGAGTGCGACTTTCTGCGGCTTCGCCAGCGTCAGGCAGGACTGCTGCGGCCATCCCTTGCGGGACAGGTAGGCGTTGCCGGTTGCCTGCTGCGCGGTGCTGACTAGTTGCTGTGCCTGCTTCACGGCGGCGGCACGTGCGGCTTCGTTATCTTCGCCCGCGCTGGCAGCAGGCGAGTTGTCCACCGCTGGCAGGCAGCCGGTCAGCCCGTTTACCCGCGCAGCAGCTTCGGTCAGGCTCAGTGAGAGGGCCTTTTTCACCAGGTCCATGCCGTCACCGGCACCGCACTGATTACAAATCCACGTGCCGCGTCCCTCCTGGTCGTCAAAGCGGAAGCGGTCGGTTCCGCCGCACACCGGGCAGGAGGTATGGCGGTTCTTCACCACCTTCACGCCCAGCGCGGGCAGAATGCGGGGCCACTGGCCCCGCGCGGCCTTTGCCGCGTCTGATACGGTCATTTTCATTATTTTGTTCTCCCTCAGTGCAGCACCGGCGCGTTTTTGAGACGCCCGCAGAGTTCATCCATCACCACCTGTCCCAGAAAGCTCAGGCATGGAACCGACTTCAGCGGCCCGGCGGCCAGCAGGTCTTCGAGCAGCGCGCAGGCAATTTCCTGACCGCGCAGGCGTCCGTGCTGGCGCAGGTAGAAGCCCTCCAGCTCGGTTTCAATGGCGTATTCAAGGCGCGCCAGCGTCAGGCCGGGATAGCGCTTCTGCTCGCGGCAGACGGTCAGCCAGGCGCAGGCCACCGCGCGACGTGAAAGCGCGGACCGCAGCTCAGTAGAAAGGGTACGCGCGCTCATGGCTTAACCTCCCCGTTCATCCAGCCGTCCTGACAGCGGCTAACCACCCCGTCCAGCTGCTCCGTGATGAGGAAAATAAGCGAGTTCAGCTGCGCCTGCTGTGTTGCCGGTGGCTGCTCGTGGCATTCCTGAAGCAGGGTCATGTCACTGATAAAACGCCCGGCGTTGCGAAGGTGCTCGAGGCGTAACAGGTCGGCGTGGGAAATGGTGGCGTGAGTCATGCGCGCACCTCCCGGACCGGCAGGCGGGCGGCAAGGGACAGTACGTAATCGCGGGCCAGCGGCAGGCGGGCGGTGCGTTCGTCAGCGGCAACGGTGCGGAGCATGTGGATACGCTGCTGGCGTTCAGTACGGCGCACGGCGGCAAAGACGAAAACAAACTGAGGGCATGGGGAATTAAGGACGGTAGCCATGATGGCAGTCTCCCTGAAGTAGCGGTTATCGCCACCACCGGAGTTCCTACGCTCACTGGTGGTGACCCGAACGGGGGTAGGAATACCGGCCTTCAAGGAAACCGGCCAGCCCGAAGGCTGCCCCGCCCGGGCCACCATTACGCAGACGGCGCAACGGATACAGAACCGTTGCCCGAGTAACGGGTGCACAGAGGCAAAGACACAAAAAAAGACGCATGGCGCGTCTGGTGTCGCCTTGAAGTAACTCGGGTTCCTACGCCCGGCTGCCGATTTTGCGACAGCAGAAAGACTGTACCAGGGAATGGCCCCGGCGCGCAAGCCGGGGAACAAAGGAAAATGCAGCATGACGGTAAATCTCAACAGTTGGTGAAAATCATGCTGCGCGTTCCTGACCGCGTGCAGCTATGCGTGCATTCATCCAGGCGCTGACTTCGCTGGCAAGCCACGCTACGTTCTTGCCGCCAAGCGACACCTGTGTTGGGAAAGCACTGCGGCTGATGAGGTCGTAAATGGTTGAGCGTGACAGGCCGCAGACGTGGATCACTTCCGGAAGGCGCATAAACCGCTCCTGGGCCGGGAATGAAACCGGCATGACAGGGGCCGCCGGGGCGGATGCGTTTGAAGTCGTGTGCATGAGCTACCTCTTATGTGTCCTTTAAGCGCCGCACAGATGTGTACGGCATCGGGTAGCTCTTTATTTTGCGAATATTTTTGCCGGTGACAACAACAGAAATCTGCCTGAACGGCCACATAAAAACCACACAAAAAATGCGTGTACGTGAATAGTACCAGACTGCACCAAAAAGTACTGATAAGGTTTTATCCAATAATTTTAGGTCCAATATAAGAAAGCTTTTAAAACCAATCGTTCTAAAGAATTAATAAGGCCAAAATCCTGCTGATGAACGATGGTGAACAGAGGGTGAAGGATTACTTTTTACTCTTCACCTCTTAATTAACTGTATTTATTATTTTTTTCTCTCTGATGAAGAATAGTGAAGGATTTATATAAAACTGAAAGCTGATAACAGGCTTCAGTGAGACCTTTTCCTGGCTCGCCAGAAGTAATGCTTTTGTCTGGTCCGTCATACAACGCCCTCCGGTAGAAGCCGCTGTGCCAGACCCGGCACAATTGACTTACTGAAACCAGCCGACAGGAAACGAGATGGCACTGAAATGTCCCGAATGTGGTCAGGTGGCCTACACCCG